CTATTTCCCATTCTGTCTTCTCAAGTATCTGTCCAATCAAGTGGTGTGCTATAAACCCTGCTCCACCTGTAATCAATACTCTTTTCATTTTGTAATCAAATCTCCTATCATTATAACATAATTTATGTAATAAGGAAACCCCTAACTTTTGGTCAGGGGTTCGGTAAACTTTATGGTGGATGTGATGTATAAATGCTAATCAATTAAAACCTCCTTGCATATTCGTTTGCATATATGTTGGTCTTCTTCACATTCGATTAGGCACTCATAGTATTCTGTGATTAAATCGTTATCTTGATCTTGTGACCCTACTAACTGATTGAAAGAAATTAAGTTGTGCATGAATCGGACTCCTATTTTACTGGTTCATAATGTAGAGATTTAAAGCATCTTGAATCTCCAATTCTGTAGTTATTTATGTGTTGATACCCTAAATTTAAGTTTTTGTTAATAAAAATTTATGCCTACTCGCCTAGTTTGTGTATTACTGGTTTCTCTCTTGTAAGAACATTATAGAGTTCAATATTGGTCGCACATGATACAGGATAGAACTCTGCACTTGGATCAAATCCATCATATCTCTTTGCTTGATTGATTACTATTGAACCATTCTCTCCTGATACTGATCTGTGAAATGTACCACGAGGTATAAACAATGCACCATTGTGTACATTTAGATTTACAATATGATATGGATACTTCCACTTATAATTTACTAACTCAAATGTCCGTTGTCCTGATACCACTCTATTGTAATCATCTTGAAAACTATGAATGTAGAATTGCTTTGCTCCCACATTATCATTTGGTGGAGATACTGCTGTACCTGTGTGTACCACAAGATCAGAAGCATTTGACTCCTCAACAGTTATATCATAGAATATAACATCCTCTGTCTCACGAAAGACAACGTGTTTTTTATAGTGAACATCACTCATTTATCGCCACTTAGTTAATGGTTTAGTTTCAATTAATTTTGCTGTTTCAATATCATCACTCTCATCTGGATTTGTGTGATAGGTCACATCTTTTAAAGTTTTAAGATACTCTAAAACGTGTTCTCTGATCTCCATTAAATCCTCATAACAACCTTGATTGTATGCACATCCACGCAAATCATGGTCAGGTTTCATAACTGACTCAGTAAAAAGGTCTAATGCTCTCTGATACTTAACAGATGCAGACTCAGTACCTATTGATGCTTGATCTTTCATGGTTTTATTTTTTCTTTATATATCAATTCCAAATATCATCTGTGAAGAAATCAGCATTTACTCTGATAACTCTAGCGTTAGGGTTTCTAGCGAGTGCAACTTGCTCTGCTTCCGCATAATCACGAGCATGAACTGACTCACTAAAAATTTGCCCTGCAACCATAAGGTCAACTTTACATTTCATTAAAAGAACCTCCCTTTAGATGCAAAATTTACGATTGCAAATGATGAACCTATACAAAAAGTCATCAATACAAGTGTTAGAACAAATCCTTCAATCATGGTATCTCCTTTATTACTCTTCTATTATATAATATCCAGTATGTTTATGCAACCCTCTTGTGTCTCTTCCTTAACTGGCACATAATCTTGCACACGTTTCTGAATTAAGTTACCATAGTCTTCGTGTAGTTCACATCCTATGTAATCTCTACCAAGTGCCTTTGCAACCATTGCTGTAGTTCCTGATCCCATAAATGGATCTAAAACTATATCTCCTACTTCACTCCCTGCTTTGATGCAAGGTTCAATCAAGTCAGGAGGATATACTGCAAAATGTGCATCTTTATATGGTTTATTAGTTACCGACCAGACAGATCGCTTATTCTTTGTTGGATAACTTTTTGTAAGACCGCTATGCGGTTGGAGTCCTGTTCCTTCGTTATGATACTTTCCTTTGGTTCTATCTCTTGTTCCCCAATCTTTTGCGGGTTCTTTGATTGCTTCATTATTATAATAATATTTTTTATTTTTACTAAACAAGAATATGTATTCATGTGCCTTTGTGCATCTATCTCTCACACTCTCAGGCATTGGATTTGGTTTATGCCAGATGATGTCCTGTCTCAGATACCATCCATCTGATCGCATTGCGAAAGCGAACATCCATGGGATTCCAATAAGGTCTTTTTCTTTGAGTCCTTCGATTCTATTTCCTCTGCGAGGACACACATCTGGTAAGTCTTGTTTTGTATTTGCAACACTTTGTTTTGGAAGTCCTTGTCCTTTTCCTGGTCTGTAATTATAATAACTATCCCCAAGATTAACCCAACAAGTTCCATCATCTGTAAGCACATTGCGAACCTCCTTGAATACGTTTACTAATTCATCTATAAAATCATCAGGAGTTTGCTCCTGTCCAATCTGATTATCCTCCCCACCATAGTCACGAAGACCATAATAAGGAGGGGATGTTACACACATCCTTGCCTGTTCATCAAATTCTTTGAGTGTCTGACGACAATCTCCAAATAGAATTGTATCCCTCATCTTGTTACTGTAACTGTGGCTGCTTCGCCTTTGTTGAAGATAGTATCGACCACTGCTTCAACCTTTCTGGCGGTTGTGATACCCACTTTGGAATATACTGGTACACATATCATACCATAAACTTTGTCTTTTGCCCCTTTGCGTATCACTCTACCAATCGTCTGACTAATAGTGATGTAATCCATAGATCTCATAAACAATACTGCTTCAAGTCCATGAACATTGATACCCTCTGAGAGTATGCTGTGATGTAGAACTACAAACTTCTTGTCTGAATCTCTACCCCACTCATTAAGTGTATCAAAGAATGTCTCTCTGTCCACCTTTTCTCCATCAATAATCGCCCCTGTCTTACTTGTAATGGTCATCCAAGAATAACCTCTGTCTGCAAGATCACTTACAAAATCTGTGAAGTAAACAAGTGATACGATTTGCTTTGTGGACTTAGCACATATTAATACTTTGTCCTTCTGTATATTATCTATCGCCTGTACCATCTGCTCACAATCATGTTCAGCAACCAACTCATTCTTATCCAAGATTCTTGACTTATAGACTTCAACCTTTGGAGGTAGTATGTATCCGTCTCTGACTAACTTTGGTGCAGGAACTTGGCAGATCACATCCCCATATACCTTGCTCCAGTTCATTCCTGCTTTCTGAGGAGTCAAACTATTCTTTGGAGTTGCAGTGAAAAAGAAACATCTTTTCGCATTGTATGAGAAGTGTTCAGTAGCAGGGAAAAAGTTTTTCTGTACTGAGTTGTGTGCTTCATCAAAGTATATTGCATCTACTTCAATATCAAGAGACTCCTGTATTCTGTGTAGAGAATGATATGTTGTGAATATTAATAGATTATCTGTGCTATTGTGATACCAGTACTCAAGTTGATCTGTCTTGGTTGTACTTTTATGATGTGTCTCGCCACTATGTACATGAATGACCTCTGCATTTGTGATGAACTCCAAGAACTCAGATGATAACTGATTTGCTAGGAGGATGCGTGGTGCAACAACTACAACTGTCTTTGGTAAACTGTCCTGTGCAAAGAGTCTTCTCACATCTTCTATCATGCACATTGTTTTTCCACCACCTGTGGGTACAATGATCTGACCCTTATTGTGAGTCTGCATTGCGTTTAATCCGTCTAACTGATGTGGTCTGAGTTGCATAGTATTATCTTATATGCAACTATTATAGCATAAAAAAGACCCCAGAGGGGTCGTGTGTGACGCTTTCGCTACTGTCTCTTAAAGAATATATAATCCGACTTACAATCCATACAAAGGTATGTATAAGTTTTTATATTTACGCTGCTGTATGAGTTACCTTTCTCCACTCACTTCCATTGTAAAAACATAAAGTGTCCAAATCAGAGTCGTAAACCATAGCACCCTGTTGCATACCAACTAAGTTACCTCTCTCATTTGTATCAACCACAGGAGGATACATATACATTCTATTTGCGTCTTCAGCTGTGTTTACAACATCAGCATGATTTCTACCTGCATATCTAAAGTCAATCGCTGCTAATAATGCTGTAGTTCCAACACCCACCCCTGCGAAAGATGCCTTTCCATGTCTCACATCTAAGGCAAGAAGACCAACATCATTGAAAGGAGCGTCTGTACCAATCGCTACTGCGTTGTTTAGATCAATATTAATTCCGAATCCTCTCGTAGGATGTGTATTGTTTATACCAGCTGAAAATGTGTTACCAACTGCGACAAAACCAGATATTGTAGTAATACCTGCTACTTTAAGATTTGCATCTATATCAAGATTTTTTACCCTTGAATGTTTTGTAGTGGCACTAACATTCAATCCAGTAATATCTGAATCAACTAATCCATAACTACCAGATACAGACATATCCCCTGCTACAGTCACATCATTCTTGACTGTGAGATTATTACCTATGAAGGCATTACTAGTAACTGTGCTAGTTCCTACGACATGAAGATTATGGTCTGGATTTGTACGCCCGATACCTAACTTCTTATCGTAAGTTAAAGTCATCAACTGGTCAACATTTTTACCTCTTAACCAGAAAAATCCACCAGTATTAATACCAGATGACCCTGCGTGTAGATAATTGTTAACACTACCTGTTGTGTAGTTTATTATATCTAAATCATTCGATTCACTATAAAGGAAGGAAGCATCTTCATTACCAAATTTAATCGCACCAGCAGTTCCTTGCTGATCTAGTCCTCTACTTAATGTGATGAGACTTTCGTTACTATCACTAGAAACTTGTATTGAAGAAATACCCGCTTTCTTCACATGGAGGTCTGATTGAGGTGCTGTAGTACCCACACCAATCGGTGCATTGTCGCCTGGTGTAACTATTGAACCTGTAACAGTTAGTATACCAACTTGTGCATTATCTGAAGTAAATGAACCGAAACTTAAATCTAGTCCATCAACTAAATCTCGTGCAGTTGTTGCGAAACCTACAACATCCCCAAGAACATTACCTTTGAACTGTGATGCTGTTAAAATACCAGAAAACTCATACCCTGCCTGTAGGTATGCGTTTGATACGATACCAGATTTAATATTACTTGCGTTAAGTGATGTTATATCAGAACCCTCTCCCTTCAATACCCCTGCTGTTACTATACCAGTAACCACCATGTTACCAGATGAATTGATACCTACTCCGTTCTGGAAATTAGATAAATCTGAATTACCACCAACTTGTAGTGTAAATTTTGGTAGTGTGGTTGCTATTCCAACCGAACCAGTATTGTATATACTTACAATATTCAAACTAGGATCAACATCAGTCCACTGTGAAGTTGGAATATTTAATAACGAAGCACCATCACCCCTAAATGAAGTCGCACTAATAATTCCTGATGAGGGATACATAGTGATCGCTGATCCAACATGAACATTACCTGTAAATGTAGATACCCCTGCTGATTCTAGTCCACCAGATATGTATGCACCAATCGCTGTTACTACTCCAACTGTTTTTATATTTCCTCGAACATCAAGAGTCTCGCTAGGAACTGTTGTCCCCAAGCCCACATTGCCTAAACTGTTTACAAATAGATTATCCTCATCTACTTGCACACCATTTCTTAAATTAAATGACTTCCTTATATTTGCCATTCTATAGTTAGATTTTTAGTTATTTATCATTACTTCTGTGTCTAGTTTTACATCTAGAAAAAGAAACTTAGCGTCTTCATCACAATAATTTGCACCACTATGGGTATGATCCATAACTTCCCAACATTGTGGAACTCCAATATCCCAATAATATTTCTTATTATCATCCCATACCATGTAACATTTTTCTCGATCTGGTACAACTAAAGGTATCTGTATTCTCTTATATTTGTGTAGATAAACCTCTGGATCTCGATGAGGTTTGATGTCCGCACCTGACGCAATATTTACAAATGCAGAGTAAAGAATATCTGGATTCTCATGTATTTTAATTATATGCTCAGGCATAAAACTCTTACGAATATTAGTCATTCTTCTCGTCATCTTTAACCAATATCCCCTCCAATCATCCCCATCAAAATCCTTTCCCCTACCAGTAAATTTAGGAGAAATTTTAAGTGGAAACTCTACACTAGATCCCCACTCAAATAATTGATCTAGATCATCTTTAGTTATCATGGCATATCCCAAGGGGGTGGTTTTACTTCTTTGGTTGCAGCCATTCTCCATGACCTCTCTTTATATTTAACACCATCAACCTCTGCCTGTTTCTCCGATACACCATAACCTTCATAGTCCATTCCCACGCAAGATGGTTTGACTCCATTTAACCATTGTTGCACTGATAAAAATATACCACCAGTCGGACCAACTGCTGCTCCATGTGGATCTCCATTATCAACTTGAATGCAACGATATTTCTTTTTTGTTTTTGCCCTGTAGAAATGAAGTGCAGGGTGTCTAGGATATAACCATTTACCACCATGACTAAACCATAAGTCTCCACTTATACCCACTTCAAAACTATGCACGTTTGGATGAGTATGTTCTGGAACTATGAAGTATTTGTCTGGATAAAATCTAAACACTTGCACTTGGAACTGATCATCACGATAATGAACGTGTGAATGAAAACCAACAACACCATAGATATCCTTATCGAACCTATCTAGTGGAGTGCTGATAGCATCATCCACTGCTGGAGAATCTAAGTAGTTATGTAAAAAATCTTTTAGCATTTTACGAAAAGTCCTAACACTCCTCCGTTTAAGTCTATATTATATGAATTACCAAAGAATACTTCAGAATAGTCATACCTTTTCAATCTTTTATCATTTACTATCGGTTTACCATCCAAGCATATTATAAATGTTCGACCAGTAAATGGTTCAACCCTATCATAATAACTTCTCAAGTCTAGTTTAGTTTCTGTACTTGATATTAATCTTGCATCCCATTTCTGATATTTATCGTAAGTATTAAATCCAATGATAAAAAAATCTTCTGAAGCATAAGACATCACATAATCATGTACATATTTTCTAAGATCAACTAATTCTCTCTCCTTAAATTCTATATGGTCTTCAGTAAACATGATACCTGCTTTACCTTTACCATATACGATATATTGAAAAATTGTATTCCTATCTTCTGGACTCTCAGCAGTCACATATCCTGCCTTACCTATGTTTACACATATCGCAAACTCATCACATCTACGATAAAATCTTTTGTTTGCATCATCAATCATAATTCTACCTTATTCATAGCACCACTTGTATCACTAGTGGTGCAAACTATCTTTCCAATATAATCATTTATATCAGTTGATAATATCTCAGGAACTCCCTTATTAACCTCTAAAGGTTCTTCTTTTAGTAATTGTTTCATGATGATAGGATTTCCTCTAGAACGCATACTATCTTCAAATGCTTTTGGACTACTAAAATCTATATTACGATATGAAATATTGTATGATCTGTAGTCGTCAATTGGTTTTTGTGCGTTTTCACGACAAAATTTAACAACAATTGATTGATTTATTGGGTCGTTTGAAATCACTTTGAATAATATATTAGGAATCATTATGTGGGATTAGTTGACGTTAATGTTCTACCTGTAAATGAACCTCCACCCGTTATAGACGGGGCAGATCCTTGATTAGTTATTATAGCAAATCCGTTATTGCCACCAGTTCCTTCTCCACCTGTGCTAGTATCGACTTCACCATCATCACCCTTTGTTGCTGAATTATTTACAGGACTACTATTACCACCATCACCACCATAATTACCACCAGCACCACCAGTTGCCTGTCCACTCAATGTACCAGCACCACCATCATTACCATTTGTACCTCCACCAAAAGCATTATCAGGGCATATTCCAGCAGCTCCAGCAGGGAGTCCAGCTCCACCACCACCGCCACCACCTGGTGCACCATTATTTACTGCTGGAGTTTTTTTACCACCACCAGTTGTTTGCTCTCTACCTCCACCGCCACCGCCACCACCGTAACCAGATTGGATTACACCTAAATTATTGACTGTGCAAGCGTATTGTATTCCTAAAGCACTTGATCCTGTTCCACCATCTTCACCTTTACCATTATTTGCTGATCCACCATCACCACCATCACCACCAGCACCATATAATTTACCTGAAGCACCAATCTCAATTTCTAAAATTGTACCTGAATCCCAAGTGCCTGTTTTTACTGCACAATGAGTTTGAGTTCCCTTTGCAGATCCAATGGTATTGTTAACATTAATAATAACTCTATCATCAATTGTGTCTGGTGGTTGTGTTTTACCAGTTTTAGTTGATCCTACAACATGAACATTTCCATTACTCCATCTATCTTTAGCATCTTGCCTAGTCGTATTGTTGCCTATGGAGTGAAGATCAACAACTTGATTCAATCTCTTACTGTAAAAATCACTAAATTTAATTTGACCAGAAACAGGAACTCCATCATCTAGTGGTAAGTTAGATAATGAACCTACATTCTCACCACCACCCAATCTAAATTCACCTAGTCCACCGTTGTTTGGTGTTCCAAATTCTGCAATAATTTGACTGTACTTTATAGTACCAGATGCTTGTAAAGCCATTAACCCTCCAGAGTTTTAACTCGTGCTTCTAGTTCTTTAATTGCTTCTATTAATATTGGTACTAATCTTTCATATCTCACACCCATAGTTCCATCATCCCTAGTTGTAGTAATACCAGGTAATCCGAGTGCATCAACTTCTTGTGCAATTACACCAGTATCTCGCATACCTTTGAAATGCCAGTAAGGTGATCCAGTATCTTCCTTCCAATCAAATGTATAACCAGTCATTAATCCAACTTTACTAAGTGCATTTGGAATGACCACTAGATTTTCTTTTAGATTTTCATCAGATGATGAGAAAGCAATTAGATCACCAGTAAATGTTCCAGTTCCACCACATACCAAATTATTACTGATACTTACGTTATCATTCAAATTAATCTGACCACCAGTTATAGGTCCTATCTCAAGATTACTTGTGTTTGGTTTTGTATCAATCGTGTTATCATTCGTTACTGCGATCTGCACATTACCGAATGTACCACCTGCTGAAACAATAGAACTATTACTTATCAGTTCCCCACCTAGAACTAAGTCTTCTCCTATAGTAACAACTCCAACAACACTAATATCATTCTTAACAAACAAACCACTCTGGAAAGTTCCCACACCAACAAATGTTGAAACACCAGATACATTTAAGTTACCACCTATGTTAACATTTTTCTCAACACCCAATCCACCCTCAAGAACCACACATCCTGTGTCCTTATCATTTGATTGTGTAGTATCTGTGACCTCAAGAGTGCTATTTAATTTGGTAAGACCATTTATTGTTGTCTTATCATTAATCTTGACTTCCTTATCAAAGTTAACAGGACCATCAAACTCAGATAGAATTGTCTTGGATTTACCACCCTCAACAAGTATTCTTTCTTTAACGATTACCTCATCAAATACAACACTCAATCTAGCAGGGTCTTGACCTGTGATAGTTGGTACTGGTATATCAAATGTCTCTTCCTTACCAGTAGATGAGTTAATTAATTTATTACCAATATAGAAGTCTCCATCATTGTTCATACCTGTATAAACAACAATACCAGCAGCAGTTTCTTGTGCTTGTGATAAGAACTCCTCTTCTCTTGATAATGTCTTAACCTGAACCTGTGGTAGACCAGTTGAATAGTTACCTGGACCATATCCAAGATATTCAAATGTATGACCTGATGCTCTGATATAAGAAGGTCTATGGAACTGAACTGCTCTTGGTAGAATCTTTTTAATTAATGCTCCACCAGAGTGATTTTCTTTCAGTGTTCCTAACGCACCACGAATGACTGTGATCTCATTATTACCAGATCCAGAGAGTGTACTACTTGTAATACGCATTATCTCACTATCAATCTCAATGTATGATCCTAGTTCAAATCTTTGAGTGGTAGAAATACCTGCGTTTGGAACTGATACATGAATTGTAGTATCATTAGTAATGTTAGAATCAAGAGTCATTCTCTCATTACCATAGAATGAAAGACCTCTTGCACCTAGATTCTCACCTGTTATATCTGATGCTCTATCATTTGCCGACATTGCATGCTTCAATAAGAAAGCACCTGATAGTGCAGCATCAGTTTTAGCTATGACTTTTTCAGTTGTAATACCAGTTACAACATAATCTCCTTTATTAATATTTGATGAATCATGAACTCTAAAACTATTTCCAACTACAAATCCGTGAGGTGAATTTGTGGTGAATGTTGTAATACCTGTAACTGTGTCATAAGTTGATGATGATACAATCAATTCATGACCTACGTTTAATAAGTATTCACCTGCCTGTATATCATCAGATGCTGTAATTGCAATCGCAACTTGATTCGCTGCTGGTACACCAGATATTCTATAATATCCACCAGTGGTGGTTGTAAGACCAGTTATCTGAACTGTATTACCTAAGACTGTTGATATACCGACTGTGCTAGTAGTAACCTTTGCACCAGATCCACCAGTAAATGTATTGTCCAAATCAAGTGTTTCTCCACCAGCATATCCAGATCCACCAGCAGTCACATCTACTTGAGTGACTTGATTACCAGATACAACCACAGTTGCAGTTGCACCATCCCAAGTTGTACCACCAGTATTGAATAATTTGACGTTGTTGTAAGTTCCGTTTGTTAATCCAGATCCACCAGCAGATATTGAGCAAGTAACAATACCACTTAAATTATGTTGTCTATCAAAAGTAAGAGTTGCTGTACCAGCGTTCTGTGATGAGAATGAAGTTGAAACTCCTGTAATTGGTAAACCTATTTTTAAATCTTTTAATACACTATCGGCAGTTTCTCTTGTGAGACTCTTCTTAAGATCATTAGTTACTACACTACCAACAGGTGATCTTCTTGCAAAAGTTTTTGATGGTGCAGGATTATCTTCAATATTATCACGATCAAGTTGTGGATATAAATCGTCAACATTCTGACTGAATGACTGTGTTGTGTATTCCTCTGTAATACTGTTATCAGCGTTTAAAACATAAAGATGATAAACACCATCAGAAATGTCTTTCTCATACTCTTGAATCGTATCGTTTCTATAAATGTAGTAGTTTGCCTGTAGATCATTTCTTTCAAATCTGGGAAGTGAAGTTGTTCTACTGCTTGTATCATTTGTAAAGAATCCAACACTATGTGCTGTACCATCTACATCAGTTGTTGAATACTTAAATGTCTTGTCGTTGTCTACTGATGTGACTAAGAATGTACCGTTGTATCCTTGATTTACAGTCGCAGATGTATTAGTTGTACTACTTACATTTTTAATTATGATCTGATCACCAACATCTAAATCATGAGGTAATTCTGTGACTGCAGTAACAACGTTTGATGCTTCGGTACAAGTGCTAATAAATCTGTGATTACGTTTGTAATCATAGTCAGAATTACCAATAGTTGCTAAAGAGAAATCTGCGTTTGTTCTTGCAGCAGTTGATCCTGACTCTTGTAGTATAAATCCCTCTTCTGGATTCTTTGCGTTATCAAATTCTTTAGGTACAACAACTCTAAACTTGTAAAGTTTCTCGTCAATACTTCTAGCATCTTCTTTTCTCTTGAAGAATGATACGTTTGTCCTTGCTCCAAATGATGCAATACCACCAGATGCAAATCCGTTGTATATACCACTAGCAGCATTTGTGTGAACATACCAATTACCATTAGTAGAGTCAAATTGTATTGGTGATCCAACATCACCAGCATCTTTTTCAGATACTCTACTTAATACTTTGAGGTTAGTTCCACCGTACACTGTAATTGCTGTTCCATTCTCAGCGTTGGATAGTGAAGATCCTAATTTAATCGCTGTCGCAGAAGTTTTGATAACAAAATATGTTTGATGAGCATTAATATTTTCTGGTAGATCACCATCATCACTTATTAATTTTACTTTTTCACCTGTTAATAGTCCATGATTAGAAACGAAGTTAAATTGTGAATTTAGTGTGATATTAGAAACTTCAAGTGATTTGACTGAGCTTGTAGTTCCATATACTGCTCCACTCGCTGGATCAGTATCAGTCATAAAGATGTCGGCTGAGTAGTTAGTTCCTGAGTTAACTATGTTTAACTTATCATTCAACTTAGCACCAACTCTGTAACCTTGAATTATAACGGGTGGTTTAATATCCTTATCATTAAATCCAAAGAGATATAGATGACTTGAAATACCCACAGATGTTGTAAGTCCAACGTCTAATGAAATCCAATCTACATCTTCTTCAGTTGATGTAATCGCTTTAGGTGTAATGATATTTGTGATGAATGCTTTATCATCTTTAGAGAATGCTTCCTTTTTAAATCCCTTTGATGCAAGTGAGATTTGTCCAAAGTTGGAGTTGGAGTTTGTTACACTATAGTCAGCACCAGCGATACATTCAAAGTGTCTTGCATAACCAATCGCAAATACAGATACTATCTGTAGGAAGGAGTCGTTACTTGCTTTGATATGAACAGTTTCCCAACCATTTCTATATCTTGCATTTGAGTCTAGATGATAAACTTGTGATGTATTAGTTGCAGATGATCCACTTGCGAGTGCTGCACCTGTTACCTTAGTTATACCAATACCTTCGTAAATTCTAGATGACTTATTATAACTAACAAATGCACGATCATCTTTCTGAAGTGATATACCAGTGAACTGAGCAACAACCATAGATCTAAATCCAGTTGCTTTCTTACCATCAGCATGCATACCATTCATACCAAAGACAGATCTCAATGATATATTAAAGATATAAGGAGATGCACCTGTAACTGTATCAGTCTCAATTGTGACTGTACCTGCTGCTGCACTTGGTGATGCAGGTAAATTTGTTCTTACAAATGGTAGTAAGTATGTAAACTGAGTCGTGCTAGTTACATTCTGAACCTTTGTTGATACATTATAATCATCTACACCCACACCCTTAATCTTTATTGGTGTACCAGCGTTCAATCCATGTGGATTAGTGGTGGTAACTGTGATGATCGCACCAGGTGTGAATCCATCACCAGATATAATATTTGATATATTAATTGGATCTGCAGCAAACGCACCAACGATTTCAAATTCAGGTCTTTGTGGAGAGAATCCAGTATCACTAACTGGATATCTGTCTGTTGTCTCAATAACTCTATCAGTAGAGTTGAAAGCATTTGATAACTTAGCATAATACATTGCTAAGTCAGATATTGTATAACCTGTTGGTATGTTGATACCATCTGCATATTCAAAACAAGTTAATTTATGGTGAGAGAATGTTGGTTTTGATTGATTATTAGTTGAGAAATCTGTTGAGTCTGTATATACAAGTCCACTCTCGCTACCATCAAAGATAGAGAACTGCCAGAAATAACAAGTACCAGTGACCCTAAAGATCGCTGAATTTCCTACATTTACATCTGTAGGGTTTGGAACATATTTTGGTCTTATTTTTGTCTTTCTTAGATCTAGTCCAACAAGTGATGTTCCCCTTGGTATAACTACACCACCATTGATACTATTAAATTTATGAAGAATATTATCTGCTTGTGTAAGATCAAATACTGAACTGGAAGTTAGAGAAAATTCAGTTGTCGCATTTGTTTCAGCACCACTCTGTGATACTGCTTTTGCAGAAGTTCCATCTGCTTTAATTGCATAACCAGGTCTATTATCAATTATATGCTCACCAGGATATAGTAATATTGTTGTCTTTTCTACTGTGTCGTTATTATTTCCTTTTAAGTAGGAGAATCTAGCAGCCTCAATGAGTGCTCTTTGAACAGTTTTAAAGGGTGTAGTAAGTGAATTACCCTGATTCTCTATCGCATCAGTTGAATCAAGGTCACTTGGATTAACATAAAGAATACGCCCTTCAGTATTCTTTATAAAGTTCTCTAACTTATTAAGGGGCATTGTCTTATGATTGCCAATATATTATTCTATGATCTATTTAGTTAGTCAGGAATCAGTCTTCTGTAGTGGTTATATCAGTATATTCTACAATTCTTGGATCTGCAGATTTATTAATCAATTCAAGGACATCCATAAACTGTTGACTAGTATCACACTTTACTTTTCTCTTCTGTCCATCATCCATATACAACATAAATGTCTTTTTACAAACATCTATAGTAATGTTCTCTAAAAATTCGTCTGAGTAACTCATAGACTAATTATAGTTAAATTTATTTAGAAAGGCCAAGTGATGTCGTTAACGTAGTACCATGTAACTGCCACTCTCTTCTTTCCACTTGTTACTTGTGTACCAGTGTGTGGAAAACACCAATTTGATGGAAATATTAAAGCATGACCAACGGGTGGTTTGTGTGTATGACCAATAAATTCTGTCACTCCTCCTTCAAAACCATCACTCAGATATAATATAATTGATATTTTTCTGTGATACTCCTTTGATTCTGGTAATGGTGATGCATCAGTATGCCATGCGTATTTTTGATTTTTAACATATTCAAGAACCTGTATTAATTCTCTATTAGATGTGGTCATATAACCACCAGGAATTGGATACCCATCAAATGTAGGATGTTTATCCACCATTCTTTTATGATATTCCAATAATGCTTTGTTCATACCCTCGTGCATGATTTGAGCTGCCCTCTCATCATCAAGGAGATAACAACCAGAACTAGATCTAATATCAGAATCCACTCTGGGTTCACCTGTTTTACCATCTTCAAACCCTATTGAACTGACTATAAATTCTTTCTTATCTAATTCTGCGTTTACAATTTTTACTTCTTCAGGTGTAAGCACTTGAATAGTTTCAACAAAATCAACTGTGTTCATTAAGTTTTCCCAATAAAATTAAAATTAATAACAACCCTTCTTTTACTAAGATGGTTTAGTTGGCCAGTTTGGATTTGCAGGATCACTTGTATTTGCAGGGAGATCCCTTAATGCTTGTCTATAATTAATCCACTCTGTTTTTTTGGATTCACTCAATCCTATATCACCTAATTGAGTAAAATCTGAAGATAATAAAAGATTATCTCTCTCACTTCTCAACTTCATCCATAAAAAAGTACTGCTGTTAAGGTATTCATCATCTAAATCTTTTCTACGTTGAATTTCATTATTAAAAGTAGTCTCTGCTTGAGAGTATATTCCAATGGATGTAATATCTAAGTTTGCCTTTCCATCATTATATTCAATCTCACCCGAAGAACCATCCCAATGAACTGCATGGACATCAGAAGGTATCCAAGACAAGTCAGTTCCAATACCACTTATAATAGTAGTCCCTATGCCGATAATTCTATCTGATGGTATTATTACTAAGTTCATAATTTATCTCCCTCCAATCTATCTAGTGGTTCTTCTATTGTTTTCATATTTATTGTAGTAGATATTCTATTTAATGTTTCATTTCTAAATGATTCCACAGCAGCACCCGTTTGTCTTTGTTGTTGAGAATTTTCAATCATTAACATTGGCAACCACGTAACAGCACATCCCCATTCATCAACTGGTTCACCAGTTTGAGGATTATTACCCCTCATTTGCATAAACCACGAACATTGTAAACCAATGCAGTCTTTACCAATCAAAGGACAAAATTTTCCTTGCTCAAGTTTCATATTAATTCTTCTCAGCTATTATAACATCTGTATAAGCAACATTCAAGTTAAAGTTAGGATTTGTAAATCCGTGATTGTGAGAATTACTACTACCAGTATTTTCTGAAGTTGGTGTATATGAATCACTACTTCCGTGAACTTGACGATACCCAACATATCTATTCCAGTTACCACCTGCTTGCCCTGACTTACCAGTTCCAGCACGAGTACCATCAATTCCTATTTCATTTCTAGTCCACACATTATGATAGTGTGTCGCAAGTTGTGCTGTTGTTAAAGTATGGTTAGACACAGAACCATTGGCTGTAGTTACTGTGCTGTTTAACACATTTGTAAAACCATTACTACCACCAGACCCTACAGATCCAGTCACGATTCTCAATGCTCTATTGTTTACACCTGATGTTACTTTTGTCCAACCAGATGGTGCTGATGTTTGTTGGAATAACATTCTTGTTCCAGAGGTAAATACGGTTCCAGTAGTTCCTGTGTTACCCTGATTTCCTTGTGCACCTGTTGCTCCTTGAGCACCTGTAGCACCTTGAGCACCTGTTGTTGCATTACCAGCAGCACCTTGTGCACCTGCCGAACCACCAGATCCTTGTGCTCCTGTAGCACCTTGAGCACCAGCAGTACCTTGAGCACCAGTAGGTCCTGCTCCACCACCTGTACCACTTTGTCCTTGATGACCTTGTGCACCCTGAGCACCTGTTGAACCTCCACCACCAGTATTACCCTGATGTCCTTGAGCACCTTGAGCACCAGTAGGTCCTGTAGCACCTTGAGCACCAGTAGGTCCTGTGGCTCCTTGAGCACCCGCAGCACCCTGAGCACCAGCAGCTCCTTGAGCACCTGCAGCACCTTGAGCACCGACAGCACCCTGAGCACCAGCGGCTCCTTGAGCACCTGCAGCACCTTGAGCACCTACAGCTCCTGTCGCTCCTTGTGCACCAGCGGCTCCTTGTGCACCAGCGGCTCCTTGTGCTCCAGATCCAGTAACACCTTGATGACCTTGTGCACCCTGAGCACCTGTAGCACCAGTTGTACCTTGATGACCCTGAGCACCTTGAGCACCTGTAGCACCAGTTGTACCTTGATGACCCTGAGCACCCTGAGCACCAGTGGTACCAGCATTACCAGACGCACCTTGATTACCCTGTGCTCCTTGTGCTCCTTGTGCTCCTTGAGCACCTGTAGATCCTGTGCTACCTTGATTTCCTTGAGCACCCTGTGCTCCTACAGCAGATGATCTTCTCCAACTTGTGCCATCCCATGTCCACGTAATTCCATTCGCAGTGTAGTTATCACCGTTGCTTGGACTATTTGGGAAATCGAATGCTGCCATAGTTTTATTTATTACCTAATCCAAGTTATTATTGAATATCTAATTCCAGACTTCACTGGTAAAACTTCATGAGGATAAGTAAAACTAGAGGGAAAAACTAATAGATCACCTTTTTTTAAATCAGGTTTTACCTCACCGTCTAAGAAAGACATCTCACCTCCATCATAATCATCATTAAGTATTAACGAGCAACTAAGTGTTCGATGTTGTTCTGATGATGTGTCCACATGTTTTTTTACATAATCACCAGTTTTATATCTCAGCAACATGTATCCAGTATCTTCTTTAATTTGTACATAACCCACAGAATCATACTTTTCTAAGTATTTTTTTAAATGATCAGTAATTATATTAAATAATCTCTCATCTATTTTCTTTCTTGTTTTTAAATTTTTTTCTAAAACTTCATCTTGTGATAAGTATACAACTTCACATTTTCTATAATCATTTACTTCATAATCATTTATAGTGCCTGGTTTCCAATCCTCTGGATCATCATATTCCTCAATAATTTGATCACAAAAATCAGATGATATAGCATCATTGAACACATGAATATATTTGTCTAATTTCATAATATAGTTTTATTATATTATATCATGTCTTCATGATATAGCACACTGCATAATATGGAGGTAAGTTTTTATTAGTTGCAGACTCACCTAATGTATCTGTTGTGTTAGTGGATGGTTGTCCTGTGTTACCACTTACTGTATGAGTATGTGCTCCACCGCTACCAGTATTAACATTTCTCGCAGCACAGTCATTGTTACTTGCTGGCCAAGGTCTGTAACCATTATTAATTACAACATATTGGTCAATGTAAGTGTGTTGATGGTTGCCTGGATCATTAGTGGTTAAGTTAACACCGTGAACGTGATTCTGTAAATTATGAGTGTGTGTTACTAGTATTGCATCTTTTGAACCACCAGTTAGTGTTGCTGACCCTGTTACAGTAGTCTTCGCAGATCCACCACTATCTGAATGAGCACCAATAACAAATTTATTTCTTAAATCTGGAGTGCTATTTGAACCATTACATAACACCCAACCAGATGGAATATTAGATACTGTACCAGACCATATAATTATTCCACCTGCTGGAACTGCATAAGTTGATGTTCCACCTTGTGCACCTGTGGCTCCTTGAGCACCAGTTCCACCAGCAGCACCTTGAGCACCTGTTCCACCACCTGATCCTGTAGCACCCTGAGCACCAGTTGCACCAACACTACCCTGTGCTCCTGTAGAACCACCTGAACCACTAGCACCTTGAGCACCAACAGCACCTTGAGCACCTGTAGCACCCTGTGCACCTTGACCTGCATTAGTTCCAGATTGTCCTTGATGTCCTTGGGAACCTTGAGCACCCGTTGAACCAGTAGCACCCTGAGCACCAGCGGCTCCTTGGGCACCCGTTGCACCTTGAGCACCCGTTACACCTGTAGCACCCTGATGTCCTTGATGACCTTGAGCACCTTGAGCTCCTTGAGCACCAGTTGAACCACCTGATCCTGAAGCACCGACTGCACCCTGAGCACCAGCGGCTCCTTGGGCACCAGTTGCACCAGTGGTTCCTTGATGACCTTGTGCACCCTGTGCACCTGTGGATCCTACACCACCAGAAACACCTTGATGACCTTGAGCACCCTGAGCACCTGCAGCTCCTTGAGCACCAGTTAAACCTTGATTTCCTTGAGATCCTTGAGCACCAGTTGAACCAGTTGCACCTTGAGCACCCTGAGCTCCAGAAGCACCTTGAGCACCTCTAACCCCAGTGTTTATTGATACCCATTGACTGCTATTACCATCATTATAATAAACCAATAATACAGCATCATCAGTATCCCACCATAAGTCTCCCTCATTAGGATTTGATGGTGCACCTGTAGATGTTGTTATACTTCCTACACCGATATTACCTTGAGTTCCTTGTGCACCTTGAGCACCCACTGCACCTTGATTACCTTGTGCACCAGCAGCACCTTGTGCACCAACTGCACCCTGAGCACCTGCAGGACCAGATCCACCTGCATCACCCTGTGCACCAGTAGGACCTGCAGCACCTTGTGCTCCTGCACCAGCAGGACCTTGAGGTCCAGTCTGCCCAGTATTACCTTGTGCTCCTACAACTGCTGTTCTACTTACTTTTCTCCAAGATGATCCATTCCAAACCCAAACATTACCAAATGCAGAGAATTGTTGATTTACACTAGGGTTGGAAGGAAAATCTATACCAGTCATGCCAATATTTATTCAGTGATCTCTTCTCCTATCACTAATTTATATTTTTTATCATACGTGTTATTTACAACATATAACTCATCTTTACCTGATACAATAGTCCAATTACCATCAGTCCCATCAATTGAATTATTTGTTTCAGATATATTTAATTGTGTAACTGTGCTTACCATGATTGCTCAGATCTTTCTTCTCTATTTATCACTCTGATATATTTTTTTAATCCAACCTGTACATATGTACTTAGTTTCATATTTGGGAGGATAACCTCTGTGAACCCAAGGCCATTGTGCAGGGAACATTAATATCTTACCCATTTCTGGTTGAATTTTGAGACCAGAGCTAAATTCTGTATATCCATCTTGATTAACATCATTTAAATACCAAATTATTGTTAACAATCTATCATCCATACAATCATGATGCCAAGTATAAAAATCACCAGGTTTTGTTTCTTGAATTTGATAACCAGTATCTTCAGCATCGCCAGCAAGACAGATATTAGGGAACGGATGATTTAAATTTTCTTGATAGGATAATGAAATATCTTTGAATGATTTGTAAAAAACATCATCCTCTTCTTTCCAATCATCATTGGAACTTATATGCAAATCTATTGACCTTTTTATTTCTAAATTCTCACCACTACCCACTATTCCTTGATACCTATTATCATCTTTGTTAAATTTTTCAATACAATGTTTACAAAAATCCTTATCTAATCTATCTTCTGCAACATATATAAATTCATCAATATTCATATAATTATTTAACTCTTCATAATATAGCACAAAGCATAGTAAGGTGGCAAGTTTTTATCTGTTCCAGACACACCTTGAGTATCAGTTCCTCTATCGCTTGGATTACCAGTTGAACCACTGAATGAATGAGCGTGATTCGCAGAGATACCACCAGTATTACCACTAATACTAATACTTACGTTCGCACTATTAGTGGTAAAGTCGTTAGAAATACCATAATTTGTATTACTATTATTTCTACCACTCTGAATTTTTCGTTGATTATTATTATGACTATCAAAATGAGTTACTGGAGAGATACCATGAGAGTGACTAGAAGAACCACTACCACTAAATGAGTGAGTGTGATTTGCTGATTGGTTTCCAGTATTACCACTAAAACTATGAGTGTGATTATTAATTGTGTGACTGTGAGATATTACCACAGCGTCTTTACTACCACCAGTCGCATCAACAGCATATGAATTACCAGCACCAATAATAAACTTATCTCTTAAATCTGGAGTGCTATTATTACCATCACACAGATACCATCCAGAAGGAATTGCATTAGATGCACCAGACCACAAACCTATGAACCCTGATGGTATTCCTGTTGATCCAGCAGATCCAGAAGCACCTTGAGCTCCTGTTGATCCTGTAGAACCTTGAGCACCAGCAGCAGCAGTAGCACCCTGTGCACCTGTAGCACCTTGAGCACCAGCGGCTCCTTGTGCACCTGTATTTCCTGTAGATCCTGTAGATCCTGTAGATCCAACTGCACCTTGTGCTCCCTGTGCAGAAGTAGCACCTTGTGCACCAGTTGATCCAGTATTACCTTGATGACCTTGAGCACCTTGAGCACCAGTTGCTCCTGTTGCACCTTGAGCACCTTGACCTGCATTAGTTCCAGATTGTCCTTGATGACCTTGTGCTCCCTGAGCACCAGTTGATCCACCTGCACCTGTAGCACCTTGAGCACCTGTTGCACCTTGTGCACCTGTGGCTCCTGTAGCACCTTGAGCACCCGTTGAACCAGTGGCACCTTGAGCACCTGTTGGTCCTGTTGCACCTTGTGCACCTGTGGCTCCTGTAGCACCTTGAGCACCCGTTGAACCAGTAGCACCTTGAGCACCCGTTGAACCAGTAGCACCTTGTGCACCTGTGGCTCCTGTAGCACCCTGAGCACCAGTGGATCCTGAACCTGTGGCACCTTGAGCACCCGTTGAACCAGTAGCACCCTGAGCACCTGTAGGTCCTGAACCTGTGCTCACCCACTGACTTGAATTACCATCATTGAAATAGACAAGTAAGTCACCCTCATCACTATCCCACCACATATCACCAGCACTTGGACTGCCTGGTGGATTAGTCCCAGACACTAAACTAGCATCATCACCATCATCACCTTGTGCACCCTGAGCACCCTGAGCACCTTGTGCTGCTGCAGTTCCAGCAACACCTTGTGCACCTTGAGCACCAGTTGATCCAGCACCGCCAGTGTTTCCTTGATGACCTTGTGCACCTTGTGCACCAGTATTACCTGTCGAACCTTGAGAACCAGTAGATCCTGTGGATCCAGTAGCACCTTGAGCACCAGCTGATCCTGTAGAACCTTGAGCACCTGCGACTCCCTGTCTTCTCCACGCTTCACCATCCCACTGAAAAGTAACGCCATTCTGTGTAAAAGAATCACCGTTATTTGGACTAGATGGGAAGTTAAATTGAGCCATATTACAATTTATAGATTAAGTCTTCATGATCCAACAAAGGGCATAATATGGAGGTAAGTTTTTATTTGTTGCAGAAGAACCTTGAGAGTTAGTTCCCCTATCACTTGGATCACCAGTTGTACCACTTACACTATGAGTGTGTGCACCACCGCCACCAGTGTTTGTTGTTGTAGTTTCAGCTATACTAGCGTAACCCTGCCAGTGTCTACCATAATTGTATGTGTTTGCGTACCTACTATAACTGTGAGTATGAGTGCCTGGATCATTAGTGGTTCCACTAAATGAGTGAGTATGATTATTAATTGTATGACTGTGAGATACTAAAGTTGCATCTTTTGAACCACCACTATCATTTACGTCAAAATCACTATCAGTATTACTATAACCAACAACGAATCTACCTCTCAAATCTGGAGTGCTGTTCTGTCCATTACATAATACCCAACCAGATGGAATTGCATTTGCTGCACCAGACCAAACGATAATACCACCACTTGGAATTGAATAAGTTGATAGTCCTCCTTGAGCACCTGTGGCACCACCAGCACCTTGAGCACCTTGAGCACCAGTTGACCCGCCAGATCCAGTTGCACCTTGAGCACCTGCAGCACCCTGAGCACCTGTTCCACCACCTGATCCTGTAGCACCTTGAGCTCCTGTTGATCCACTCGCACCTTGAGCACCTGTTCCACCACCTGATCCTGTATTACCTTGATGACCTTGTGCTCCCTGAGCACCAGTTGATCCACCTGAACCTGTAGCACCTTGTGCTCCCGTAGAACCCGTAGCACCTTGAGCACCTTGTGACGCAGCAGCTCCAGTGTTACCTTGAGCACCTTGAGCACCAGTTGACCCACCAGATCCAGTTGCACCTTGAGCACCAGTGTTTCCTGTAGCACCTTGAGCACCAGTTGATCCACCTGAACCCGTATTACCTTGTGCACCCTGAGCACCAGTTGACCCACCAGATCCAGTTGCACCTTGAGCACCAGTGTTTCCTGTAGCACCTTGAGCACCAGCAGCACCTTGAGCACCTGTCGGACCTACATCAGATATTGATATAGTGCCCTTCATAGCACTGTGATACTGACAGATATAATATAATGTTGATGGTGCATTATAAGGAACAGCAAATGTTAAAGTTCCTGACTGTGTTCCATTCCCAGTCACACCACTTGTATATTGATTTCCTGTGCCTGTGGTTTGTGCTGTTTTGATGTAGAAAGGATGACCTGAAGCATTAATATTAAATGTATATGTAAAACCTCTCAGTAAATTAAGTGTTGGATTATTCGATCCATCTATCACATATGCACCAGATCCACTATTTGTCACAGTGTATGATCTAGAACCAGCATCTCCTTGTGCTCCTGTTGATCCAGTATTTCCTTGATGACCTTGTGCACCTTGTGCTCCCGTAGAACCCGTAGCACCTTGAGCACCAGTTGAACCACCTGATCCTGAAGCACCTTGAGCACCCGTTGCACCTGTAGCACCTTGTGCACCAGATCCAGTAGCACCTTGATGACCTTGTGCACCCTGAGCTCCTGCAGCACCTTGTGCACCAGTATTACCTTGAGCACCTGTTGTTGTTATTCTTCTCCAAGCGACTCCATCCCACTTATAACTAACTCCATTAGCAGTATAAGTCTGATTTGTAGATGGACTAGATGGGAAATCGAATTGAGCCATAAAAATATTTATTCTATATTACTAATGTTTCTTGGTCTTGGATACATCACACCTGATGTAGGTCTCTTATCCATAGTCTGCTCCCTTGAATACCCTCTCGCATTCCAAAAAGCAAAAAAGTTTGGAGTTCCAGCTAGTTCTGCAAACGTATAAAGTCCGTTCGCCCTATTTGCAGTTTTTGGTATTCTAAGAAGTGATGATTCAAATGGATATCTTATTTGATTGAATATTAAAATATCATTACCTGATGCTGCTGGAACATTTGACCAAGTTGTAGATGCAGGATCAAGAACACGATTATTTCCGTTTCTTGCTTCAGTTTGCAACATATTTTTTACTTGAGTAAAATTTGGCCAAGCACCGTTGAGGGTATAATATTCTTCCATCATACACGCAGCTTTACCTACGACTGTCGGTGTAGCACAACTTGTTCCAGAAAAGTTTCCCCATTTAAATCCATTACTATCTGTGGATAATGGATACGCTGTGAATGTATACGCACCTCTTCCAACAATATCTATACCTGGTCCTCTATTTGTATAGTCATCAAGCATATTGTGAGTTTCACTATTTTGACCAGCAGCAACATCTATTCCTTTATCTAAACCATGAGGACCATAAGCTCTGAAGGGATAGTAAGTTCCTCCATATATTGTACCAGGTGAACCTACACCACCAGAATTAGTAATATTATATCTATCAACACCCCCTGAATCTATTGTACAATAAGTTCCACTCCATCTAGAATCACTCTCCTTAACGAATGTTCCTCCATTATTACCTGCAGCATTTATAAAAATAATTCCGTTTGTATGTAATGCGTCTAATGAAGTTTTCATTGATGAACTTTGAAATTGATATGGAAATGTGACCATCCAGTGCCAGGAATCATCATCAGGATCTTGTACTCGGTAAGGAAAAATATTTCTACTTGTAAATGGAGTGAAATCAGAACCCCATCCACTGCCTGGTCTATTTGTAGTACCTCCAGTGGGATCTGTAACAGAAGCAATATCTGAAACCTTTATTCCATAATAAGTGTCAAATAAATACTGAAACTCACCAACAACTATGGTAGGATTTTTTAATCCTGTAGTTCCATTTGTGCTTTTGTTATTATGAAAATGGATGATTGCATTGCAACACGCTGATAGACTATCATTGGTATTATTTCCATATAAGTAGATCGCATATAAATTTGATTTTTTAGAGATTCCACCATGTATTCCGCCAGCAGCACTCAAAGTTCCAATCGCATGATCCTCTAACATTGAATTAGAAGTTACTTGATTGTTACTATCAGAGGAGCATCCATTCCAATTCGTTGGAACACATCTTGTATTTCCTGTATTATCTGGATCATCAAATTCAGGGTGAGAATCCTGAAGTCCTGAGTAAGTAGAATCAACTGGACCAACCTCAAGGGTAACAATATCTACATGTTTACCTGTATATCTACTGGAGTAGGTTTGACCTGTATACTCAAAATTTTCATCATAAGTAGGTCTATTTGGAAGAGAACCAGAATAACTACCACTATAGTCTATTCCGTATCCTAATTTGTTAGTTCCATCTTTTTGCATAATATCAGTATCAAGATAATGCTGATATGAAATAAAATCTGTTCCAGATACGCCACTATAAACCAGATTTGCTGTTACATTTTTACCTGATAAAGTATAGGTTGACGGTTGCGATGGATAAGTCACTGAGGGGAATGCTTGTGCTTCTTCTTCCGCAACCTCAACAGAAGAATGTGATTGGAGTGTGCTTAAATATGATTCCTCTACATTAAAAACAACTAAAGTTGGAATGTTTGGTAAAAGATTATTTACACTCACTTCAGAGACAGAATCAAACTCACTTACAAATGAGTTTTGATCTACCCCATCTTTTAATTTTACGTTAACTAATTTAATCGCCATTATGCTTCCAACTTAACCGTCGTAAGTGTTACTGTAATTGTATTGACACCTGATGTTGCTCTCTTGTTATAAACTCTCGCATATATTTGTGCTGCAGGTGTGCTATCATTATTCCACGCAATTAATCCTGGCGACATCAAAAATGTAGATGCACCTGAAGTTGTAGTGCTTACCTCTGCTAATACACCTGAACCAGGTGTTGGATCAGTTCCTTCAGATCTACCACTTCCAGTTCCAGCAGCATCAGATGTTCTACTAGCAGCGTCAACATATAATATCACCCAAGCAGGAGCATTAATTTGTACCTTTAATAAAGCACAAGTTTTACCTGCTGTGGTTATGGTCATGTCATGATATGCTGTTTGTGCTATTGGGTTGGTAGTTCTACTAGTTGTTGACCTTGATGATGAAGGTCCTGTTACTCCTTGTGCACCTTGTGCTCCAGCGTTTCCTTGGGCACCAGCGGCTCCTTGAGCACCAGCAGCTGCAGTAGCACCTTGAGCACCAGCGGCTCCTTGAGCACCAGCGGCTCCTTGAGCACCTGCAGCAGCAGTAGCACCTTGAGCACCAGCGGCTCCTTGAGCACCAGCAGCTCCTTGAGCACCAGCGGCTCCTTGAGCACCAGATCCACCACCACCGCCACCACCACCAGAGGCACCTTGAGCACCTTGAGCTCCAGTAGCACCTGCACTTGTGCTTACCCACTGCGAACCAGATCCATCATTAAAGTATACTAAAAGATCGCCATCATCACTGTCCCACCACAAATCACCCACATCAGCACTTGAGGGTGCAGAAGTTGATATTACAACTGTTCCACCAACGCCAGTTAAATTAGACCCATCACCAAATAACTTATGTGCGGTTACAATCCCAACCGCAAGAGTTGCTGTGTTACTAGAGTCAACAGCACTTACATTAGTTGTACCGATTCCAACGTTTGCTGTGGTGTGAATACCTGCACTATTCGTACTCCATGATGTAAATGATGCTAGTGAACTAAGTACACCAGCGTTTGAATCAACCCACTGTTGACTATCTCCATCATCATAATATAATTTTAAAGATCCTGTATCACTCTCCCACCACAAATCTCCTGCGTTTGGACTAGAAGGTGGATTATCTGATATTGTAACAGTTTCACTTCCTCCCGAAGTTTCTACCCATTGATTACTATCACCATCAGTGTAATAGATGTAAAGTTCACCTACATCACTATCCCACCACAAATCACCATTAGAAGCTGTTCCTGGTGGATTTGATGAGACAGTTACGTTAGCTCCGCTACCACCTCCTCCTCCACCGCCACCACTTCCAGTGGTAGTTCCAATTCCACTATTTGCTAATACCCATTGAGCACTGTTAGCATCTTGATAGTATACATTTAATTCACCTTCATCACTATCCCACCACAAATCTCCTGATCTTGCATTTGGGGGTGCAAGTGTGGATATTGATACGGGTGTGACTGTAATTGTAGATATAGTTCCACTTGCAGTAGCAGTGACTGCTGCTCCTACAAAATTTAATTTCGATACAGTGTTTGCTGTACCAACTAACGTACCTTCATCAAATATAGTGATACCATTTACTAATGTCGCAGGTGTATCCTCTTGCCAGTATCTGTCGTATGTGTTTCCGTTTGGAACAGTAATTAATTTGTAATAAGTTCCTGATGCTGGTAAAGATTTCTCACCAGGAAATCCCAAGTTAGGTTCTACCTGACCTGGTTCAACATACAGATGTCTATCTGTACTTAATCCAGAAAATCCAACAATCTTGGATCTTCCACTTAAATATCGCTGAGACTTCCTTCCTTGAGTCATTATGCAGTACTATTTTCTAGGATACTTGCTATAAACTCCATCTGTAGTGGTGCGACTAGTCCACCACTGGGTGAAGCACCCACGTTTACTGTTGCTGTTGTTGTGGTTGTTGATGCTATCGAAATGTTTAAACCAGCATAAGGATCAGTTGATCTTGGATATGCGTGTTCAGTAGAGTTACCATCCTGTGTGCATGTGAATATGATAGAATCTGTTGCTATACCAACTGTAGAATACGCCCGACTAATACCATTAGTCGTTGCACTAACAAATGTATGAATACCCGTATAAGTTGATGGTATAGTATCTAAGACCACAGCTTCAAAAGTATTAGTAGTAACATTAGATATGTCTAACCACTTACCACTAGGATAATCTGTTGATCTAGGATATGGATGATTAGATCCGTGACTGTCTTGTGCACAAGTAAATGTGATTGAACCATCAGCAAATTTAATTTTATCTGTAGCGGAGAATCCATGATTTGCAACAGTCACAGTCATAATTCCTGTTACTGGACTGTATAATGCATTAGTTGCAGTATGTGTTGTTGTAGCACTTTTTAATCCATGTCCAGCACCTAAAGTTAAAACTAGTTCACCACTAACACCTGTATAAGTTGCAAATGAAGGTGTGAACTGAGTTCCAGTATTTGTTGTAACTGCATTACTCCTTGAACGAACAAAATAATGTATTGCTGGATTATAAAAATGAGGATATCCCTTTGATCTTCCGATAACTGCAGAGAAAGTTCTTGATGTTCCGACTGTGTTTGTTATTTCATCTACAACATATGACTGTTGTGGATCAGGGAATATTGTAGTTGTAATTCCTGTGCTCCCTGAACAAGTAAAAGCAATACCACTCATTGTTATCGGATCACCCACATTAAAATTATGTGGATTCATCGTGGTCACTGTGGCTACACCAGTGGGTTCATGATAAACAACATTTGTAATTGTACCCACTCCTGACTGTACGCCCGTCAAGAATAATCTATCAAGTGTTAGTGGTGTCTTTTCTAAAACTAATCTACCATCAATAAGCACTGCTGCATCATTAGGTGGTATCTCTATATCTTTTATGACTCTTATATCCCTTTTATTACCCGTGCTTCTTGACTCTCTTCTATGAATTAAAGTTGCTGTTGGATATGTCTGCCCGATTCCTACATTAGATACTTGTGCGTACAGCAAAATTGCAGTAGTACCTGTTGGTACCTCATAAAGTTTCTGCTCACCTGGTGCTACAGGAACAGCGACAGTTAGAAACTTATTGACTGGTGCAATTGCCATATTATTTTATCATCCTCCCAAAGCAAGGATTAGTGGGGTTAAGTTAGCTTGTATCGCTCTGTTGAAGTCTCTTCCTGAAATGGTTGAAGTAGTTTGGTTAATTTCTAATCCAGAACCAATTCTAAAGTTACCTTTTTGATCTGTGCTAGTGAACGGAACTTGACCTCCATTTATTGCGACAATTTCATTATCAGGAATTGGCTCACCACCTTGGAAGGGGTTTGCTCTATTTATGTCGGTACCTGCACCTACGTACTCAAAAGAATGAGAACTGGTAATGATACGACTGATTCTTAAGAACTCAACACCTACACCCTGAGCGACACTATATGGTACGAATTCATTAAATGTAACTGTGGTTAATCCAGCAGTCGTTGGTTCTGTTGCATCATCAACAGTGAATAATATTGGATCTGTGACTGCAATACCAACAGCACTACCAGAGCTAAATGAAAGATCAATCGGTTGAATTGGTAAAAAGTTTCTACCACTCGCTATCACATCCACTGAGGTAATTGTTCCAGCAGCACTCACGTTAGCAGATAATTCTGCTAGGATTCCTTCAGGACCTGCTGGTGCAGTCACTAATACATTTGGTGGTGAGGCAGCACTATATTCACCAGGATTTCCACCATTAGTTATTTTTATGCTACGGATGGTTCTCATGGGTTGTGTGAGAATACCACTATAACCAGCGACCTCTGGATAATCTGAGAGATTTATTTTAAAGAATAATGATTGACCATCAAAAGGTTTACGAACATTATTATCAACATCTCTTACATTTAAGAATTGGAATACATCACTCTCAGCAGTTGCTCCTCCAGTCGTAATACCTGTAAATTCTGCAAGACTTGTTCCATCAGCGACTAATCCAAAGTCACCAAATGATGAGTTAGAGTTTGTAAGGTCACACTGTCCACCGCCTCCAGCGAATATTCCAATATGACTGTTGATTGTAAATATAGAAACTAACTGTGCATATGCTTTATTTGTAACTGATACACCGATACCTGCTTCATTATATTGTGTGAACGAATCACACACCATACTTCTTAAATCTTGACCAAGATTATTAGTTCCAGAGTATGCAGCGTTAGCATATCTTCCATCAATCTTCAGTCCAATACTACCTGTTATAAAGTTTGTGCAGTTTCTTGCATATGGTGATCTCCATCTACCACTCGGACCTTCATTCGCAGGACCTGGTCCGATATATCCACTCCTTGTTGCTGTTGCATCACCAGCGTCAATGTCCGCTTGTATTGGTGGAAATGCTAAACAACCACAACCTTCATGTAGTACACCAAAGTTTGAAGCAGCAAAGTTTACGTTTTCAACCAAACATCCTCTTCTTACATGAAATATATCATCATTTACATTGTTTGGAACAATAGTGACTAATCGTAAATCTTGTCCAGATATTGATACATCTGTCCTTAAACCAACTGGATTGTCTTCAAAGTAAACACCTGGTCTAACATATATTGTATCACCATCTAAAGCGACTGCAGCAGCACCACCTATGGTTGCTTTTGCATCACCTTCCAATAATCCTGAATTATTATCATTTCCATCTTTAGTAACATATAAAATGTTTGTAGTTTCAACGCCTGGTGGTCTCCATGAAACACCAGTTCCTACAGAGGATAATCTATAGTCAGTTTTACCAGCAGCAACACTACCATTGATATCAATGAGTGTTGAATTTAATTCAACTGAATTATCAAAGACTGCAGCACCATCAACCTCAAGTTCATTCTTTAGTGTGGTTTTCTGATTAACATCAAGTGATCCATAAACTGTAGTTGCTCCACCTACTGTTAAGATACCAGCGATGCTTACTTCACCTACAGTCAGTAAATTATCAAACGGATTAAAAAGTAATCCATCACTAGCGTCAATTTTTAATTTATGAAAAGTTGATACATCATTATCATCAATAAATGTAATTGGATGTGAAGAATTAGCGTCTGTTGAATCAACATCTATAAAGTTTGTATTAGTTGATAAACCAGCAGTTAAGGCAAAACCTGCTTGTGTTGCAAACGTTGATATACCTGCAAAATCAGAGAATGTAGCAAAACCAGCACGATGTGAATTTGTAGAAAATCCTGCTATCGTCGCAACACCTGCGATATTAGCAAACGTAGAGATACCTGCAAAATCAGAGAAAGTTGCAAAACCTGCTCTTTTTGCTTCAGTCGCTAGAATTGAAGTTGATATTGTACCTGTGGTAAATCCTGTAATTATTACATCATTATCAATAAAAACAGGTCCATTAAAAATTGCACGATCATCAACAGTTAATTCATCTAAAAATGTTTGACCATCAACATTTAAATTTTGATCAAAATCAACATTATTTTGAACATTTAAAGTATTTCTGATAACTGCTGTTCCATCAACATCAAGTTGACTATTTGCATATAAAATTCCATCTACATCTAAATCACTTCTAATCCTTGCCGATCCGTCAACATCAAGGGGTTTTGATGGGTTAGCGATGTTAATACCAACGTTTGATGTCGTATGAATACCAGAGGCATTGAGAACCCATCTTGATCTTATATCAATATCTAATACACCACTACCTGCGTCTGTACCGAATACAATATCTCCACCACTCCTAGTTCCGATTAAATTGATTGTTGTGAATGATCCAACACCAATATTAATACCCTCATTTCTAGCAAATATACCATCAGCAGTTGCATTAGGTGGAACTGATACCCAACGAATACCACCAGCATCTCTACTCAAATAGTTACCAATGTTACCTGGAGTGTTATCTGAGTCAAAAATATTTTCATCTATATGTACAGATCCTCCAATATCAAGTTTTTGATCTGGTAATGTGCTATTAATACCTACATTACCTGCTCTTGACCCATACCCTAGTAATGTAAAGTATTCATTTGTGTCTTTTATAAATTGAAAACTATCAGTTACAGTTAAAAAACCAACTTGAAGATTATCTAATTCTGGTAATATTGCTTCTGTAAATGTAGCGATACCTGTTGAAAAAAGATTTCTTAGAGTTAAATCTTGTACATTTAAAGTACCAGTTACGTCTAAATCGTTAAATGTTCCAATACCAGTAACATTTAAATTATCTAAATTTAAACTATCTGTCCCTTCAAAGTTGTAATATAAATTTCCATAAACATATAGATCCTCGTAAACACGGACATCCTTATTAAACCAAGCCTCTTGACCTGTTATAGTTGGATCTACGTTGGGATTCGGATCTGTTGCTGCCATTTTAATATCCCGTTGGAACTAATCCTTTACCTAAATTAGCAAAAGCACCTGCTTGATCCTTTAGTGCAGCACCCAACTGTGTTACTTCTGGAGAGGTAGCGATTGATTGTAATTGTGGAGCAAGATCTTCAGCAATAGATTGTAATTGTGGAGCTGCTGTTTCGGCAATAGATGATAATTGACCTGTTACTCCTGATAATTGATCAGCCATTCCTGGTAATTGACTTCCAAGACCCTGTGCTAGTGCACCTGCTTGACCAGCTAAACCTGATGCAACTGGTGCAAGATCATCAATACCATCTACGATACCTGCTGCTTCTTGTAAACCTTTTTCCAAAAATCCACTTATCGAATCCGCACCTATGTAAGATCCAAATGTAACAGACTGCATCCAAGTTTTTGGAACTAAATTACCCTTCTTACCACGACTCCAAACTTTAGGTGCTTGCAGACTAATTTCATCCGCTGCCTCCATACGAATAGAACGAGAACTTAATTTAATTTGATTTGATGCCTGAAGAGTAACATTATCTCCTCTTATTCTGACTGCACCATTCTTATTAACAGCGATATCTATTGTTCCGTTTCTACTGTGTATTAATATATCTGTGCCCTTTGGATTATTCTTTGCACCTGCAACCATCTCGATGTTTACATCAGCATTCATCGAAACCTTTCCATTCTCATCCATCCCAAGATTAAATTTATCACCTTTCTTTGTAGAAGAAAAAAGTCTGAACGCAGTCTCACCACCATCACCTATCTCTGGATTACCAGTTTCCAGAAATAATCCAGGTCCAAATGATTTTATAAATCTCTTATACCAATTTTTTTTACGTTCTGCCATAGATATTTTTTAAGTATTTATCTTATGATATACAATCAATAACCTGTGCTACCTCTCCATCAGGTCTATCACCTAACGTAGCAAATATTAAGGCATCAAATCCTGTGCTTGTATTAATCGACAACTGAACAGTTTCTTCAACTGCAATATTTGTTAAAGGTCTTACTTTTATGATTGCACCATTTTGTATTGTAACATCATAATCATTTCCTATGTTATCAGTAACAGTATCTCCTTCGTCATAATTTTGACCAGGATTAATAATATTAATATCAGTTATCACTACCTCTGGTTGATCACTTACAGGATAATTCTCACCCTCTGTTATGATATAGACATTATTGACTTTACCATCCTTTATTGTTGCCCTTGCTTGAGCACCTCTTCCTTGATTACAATTATCAACAATCTCAACAAAAGGTGGATATTGATAGTTATTACCAGGATTAGTCAATTTGATATCAATAATACTTCCAGTCCGATATCTGGTATCACCAAATATATTACCAAATATTGGAATTGCTTCTGCACCTGATCCTCCTCCACCAAATATTCTTATCTTTGGAGGTTCGCATAAAGTGGGTAATCCAGAGTAACAATTACTGATAGAACTCTTAAAACCAGGAACTTTCATATCTGAATTAAATATATCTAAAGCACCAGCAATATCTTGGATACCATCTAAAGGAAATCCTGTGAGTCTAGCAGCACTTGATAACGCAGCAGCAGCATTTGCATTTCCTAAAATATTTTTAAGATCTGCATCACCACCTGATACGGGTCCGTATCCTAAACGATATCTACAAGGTCCAAGTTCATCAGTTCTGATTGGTTCATTACAACCTCTCAATCCAACTGCACCAGCAATTGATGAAGTGCTATTTCTTATTATGTTTTCAACATTAAATCCTCCTCCTTGACCACCACCAAAAAATCCAAGAATCTTGTCTAATCCACCTAATGCACCAGACATACCATCACCGACCTTTCCCACAATACCATTAGTGATTGCACCTACCACTTGATCGCTAACACAATCAGTTACGTTAAATACGTTATCTACTACAGAGTTTAATATATCTTCGGTCATACCTCCCAAATCTGCAATGATATTATTTGCAAGACAACCAATTAGATTCTCTGCAACACTCAGTGGTGCGAGCATTGCTGTCTGTGCTGCTACACCTGCTATGTGTGCGACAGGTGGAGCTTTTGTTGCTGCAAGAACTTTACTATAGACACCCTTGTAAAGTTTATCCAATCCTGTTCTTCCTATTGGTGCTATCTTGTTAAAAGTATCATCTATCATACCACTAACTAATTTACCAGACTTTCTTACAACACTCTCAGTGGTGCTTGATACTATTCCTTTAACTCTATCTCTAAAAAACTCATTACCATCATCCATCCTTGCTTTCAGACCCTGAATCTGAGAAACCATATCTTTAACATCATTTTTAATATCTGATACAGGTCCTTTATCACAAAGATTTATTTCTAACCCGTTTGTCTCAGATACTGGGTGTGGAACACCTGAATCATCTAACTCTGCTGCGTTTGTAATAGATGTATTTTTTGGACCATTATCACCCTCACCAGTAGACTCGTTAGTGTTAGTTTTATTGATTGCATAATTTGCTTCCTCAAATGCTTTACTATATCCTCCAAAAACACCAAATGCAGATGCTGGTTTACCATTCAATTTCCATTTTTCGATTTCTTCATCCCACTGTCGGGTATGAGCGAAAGAACCCATAATCATAGGAACCTGTGCATTATGACCATCTAAGAAGAATCCTACAACAATATCACCTTGGTTTAATCGAACTGTCTCTCTAGTGTTTAGTGATCCAGAATTTCCAGCAGTCGCTAATACTTGTGCCCAAGGTAGGTCATCATCTGCAAGTTCAGCATCTGAATATGGGTGATATCCCATTATACGAACTTTATATCTTATACCCCAAGATTTTGCAAGTTCTGTATCAATTTGACTAACTTCATCAAAGTTTTTAATCCATGACTCTATAGGTGCAATCTGACCTATCCACCACACAAATCCATCATGACCTATAAAATTTGTTTTAAAATTAAAAGCTTCCATTATTTACTTATCTCCCCAAATGTATCTCTCACTAATTTTAAAGAGGTTAATGACATATTAGCATCAAAATGATGACATAACTCTTTTATTAAGTAATTACCACTTTGTTTCCTATCATGCTCCTGTGCTTCCATATCTGCCTTTAAAAACTTTACATTAATAACGTCTCCAGCAACTAGATTAGTGTTTAAAGGAACAACCATTTGCAATACTTGTGTAAACAAAAGTTGATACCTTAGATATGCTTGTCTCTGCCATCTTGTAGGGTTTGAGTTTTTATCGACAGTAGGGTCAAATTCTAAAGTTCCTCGATCAGCTACCATAGTAATTAGTCTGCTAGGAAGAGTTCCTAAATTTTGAGTTGTATCATCACTAAGTAACACAGGAATCTCTGGAGTAGCACCAAGTGTTACTACATCTTCAGTCTTAACAACATTATCATTTTTTTCAATTTCAGGGAATGTTATGTCTTGTCTGGTTGTATCATCTAATGTAAATCTACCTTGCTCTTCTGTTGTAAAATAACCTGTTAAAGGGTCAAACTCCATAATGTGACTACTATACTGCCCATAAGCCAACTTTTTTAATAAATCATTATTTTGGATTACATTGTAGGATAATATTGTAAAATCGTTTGCATCAGTTCCTAATTGAGAATTTTCTTTAAATCTTATCTCTTCATAAGTTGCCTTTGGATTTTTTTTCCCATCTTCAATCAAACGATCTATCGCTTTGAATTTAAACCCCTCTCTGGTCTGATAAAAGAAATAACCAGGTAAAGTTCCCCTTTCTGGTTTTGCTTTAGCTGCTAACCAAACCAAAATATTAAAAGGTTTTTTAAGATTGCCTACAAATCCATATTCATTAACAGTTGTATCTATATTTTCATCGGGAATAGTTGAAGCTAATTTTTCTTCTATAATATCTTTAACGTGTTGACTAATTGATGCGGTTTTTGAATATCTTTTCACACATCTAGATGTTTCGTTTGTAATTGCTTCCCTAGAAACTAACTCTAATGTGAATAATTCTTTCGCACCATCAGAAAATTGTCTTGATACGTTTGAAACATAAAGATAAGTATCGGGTGTATTAAATGCAATCGGTAAATTATTATCAGTATTATTAGCGATTTTAATACTTACTCTCTCACCACCACGAATAGGCAATCCACTGTAGACTGAATCCATTGTATCTGGTTCACTCTCACCCTCTTTATTAGTTGTGGGAACTGCTCCACCAGATGATACAACCAACACCTGTGCTGTGATTGTGGGAGAAAATAAATCTTCAAAAATATTAATTTTTATGACACCAAGATTTAATTCAATAGTCTTCTTACTACCGTTTGTGGTCTCAGCAGAGATCTCTATACTTTCATAAATGGCGGGACTTAGTGCAGACATAGTTTACGGTATACTATTATACATTGCGTCATTAAAATTTTTATTAGTTAAGTTACCATTATTTATGTCACCATCAGTAGGTATTCCAGCAGCTTTGTTCATGCTATCTATCAAATTATCAATTGAATCACTTGGAGGAATATCTATTATTATATCATTACTTTCTGTACCAGTATCAAGATCGGGTTTATTTTTTACTGGTGGAGTAATTGAACCAGGTGGTAATACATTATCTTTTGAATTTTGATCAGATGATGTTTTAGTAGGATCAAAAATATCAGTATATCCATCAGAGTCTCGCTGATAAGGAAAGATATTTTGTTCACGAAATAGATCCTCGTTTCCTCTGTATTGTAGACCTGGATCTTTTTTATTCTCATAAGGAAGATAACTTATAAAACCATTATCTTTATCAATAAGAAGTATAATTCCATTTTTTGATAATTCCTTATCCAACTCTTTATAATTTTTTTCATCTAATAAATTTTGTTGTTTATCAGTTAACTTACCATTTTGTTGTTGCTTCAACATTTCAATTCCATCCATTATGAGTTTCTCTTTATCTAAATCAGAATCAGAGTCATCTTCTTCATCAGTTTCTTCAGAGTCCTCATTTACATCACTGCTATCAATACCATCCTCTTCACCATCAACCAATTGATCATACAAATCTTTTATTCCAAGTTCTTCTGCTAGTTCCTTATCACTCTTATCTAAAAAGTTTCTTACATCCCTAATTGTTGTAAGTGTTATCTTTGTAAATGCGTCTTGAACTTTACGCATAAATTTCTCAATCTGATTCTTTATGTTCACAAAATCAAATTTACCCACCAACTCAGACATTTCAGTAAATCTAGCACCTAGACCTGTAAAAAATTCTATCGTGCTTGTTGCAAATCCCTCAACAATATCAAAGAATTTCTTCAGTCTTTTCATTACACCTTCTGCTAGTTTAATAATCTTAGGCAAATTCAACACTGCCCATCCTATCAAAACAGTCGCTAAGAAATCAAGTATTCTTCCTAGAAATCCTTTTGTTTGATTTCTCACTGCTCTGGTTCGTGCTCTGAAAGCACCCATCACACCACCAGCTTCAATTAAATCCTCCTTATCTCTTCTTCTTAGATTATCTCTTCTCCTAGCAAATAACTTAGAAGACATAGATAAAGATTCTCTTTTGACCTCATTCCTTTTGGTGACACTATCTGATATCTGATCAGAGTTTGTTTTAGCAGTCTTAATTGACTCTGATAAACCAGACAATGATCTCTTTATTGAATCTAAATTTAAATTTGATCTCATCATACCATTGGAACGTTATACTGAATATGAGAGTATGCAAGGTACATATTATTAATATTATTTGATGGAGCGAACATTATTAGAGCCGCTCTACCTTCAGCACCAAACGGTGCAGGTTGTGCTGGTTTTTGTTGATTTACTATTATATTATTTTGTTTAATTTTATCAATTGAAGTTGAAATATCTTTAGATACATCACCACTTATCGCTTCAAATCCAGCAGATTGTGTGATCAAATCATATCCCGTGGTCGTTAATGGGTATCCTAAAAGAGGTCCAAGCACTTGCACTCCAAATCCCAATGCTCTCACACCAAAATTAGGACTAGCCATCATACGACGACCAATACTCTGTGAAAGTATAAATGATAAAAGACCACCAGAGGCACCTGTTAACTCTCTTTTAGGATCACCACCCTGACGTATTTGATTTGCTGCAAATCCAAAGTTTGCTAATGCAGCGAAAATTGTGCCCAGACGATTTACATTTCTATTCTTGTTATTAGTATTTGGTTTATTATTTTGAGGTCCAATAGTTGTGGGAGGTGATACATTGTTGAATATACCTGATGCTGCTGCAGCTATCGCTGTAACTAACCCTTTCGCAATATTAAATATCAATCTTATTGGTTTAATTAATAAATTAGAAACTGCTACCTGTGTAAGAAATGTTGCTAATCTTGTTAAAGAATTAAGTGCAATTAATAAACCACCATTGATCGCCAGAAATATACCACCTGCTGCTGCAAGTTGTCCAACTATCGTATCACCAATCTTCTTTAATGCTTCTTTATCGTCATTTACTAAAGCAGTTATTAAATTAAGTGCTCTTCCTACTAAAAATCCTCCTAATAACACATTAAAGAAATTAATGAGTCTTGATAAAGTAAATGTTGCCTTTGCTCCTATTCTCTGCACAGGTGCAAATAACGCTGCCTGTATTCCTCTTTCTATATTATTTTCAGCACCTCTTCTTAAATTTCTATCAGCAAGCATCATTTCTTGCTTTCTCTCTTGAGCCATTTTTAAGTTCTCTAACGCTGCCGATTGTTTGATTTGTTCAGCAACTTGAACTAATGACTTGTTAAGTGCAGATATTTGTATTGTTACAGTCGCAAGTGTACTGTTTATCGAAGTTATCGCTGTCTGATTCGATTTTACAGCAGCAGCAAGTTCCTCATCACCCTCAGCACTCTGTCTTTGAAATAGTGCTAGAGATGAGATTGGTCTTCTTGGAGGTGCAGATATATTAAAACTGGTAAATGCTGCTGGAGCTATTCGTTGTTCTTTCTGTTCCTCTTCTTGTTGACCTTCCTGTTGCTGGTCTTCATCCATTAATACCTCTTTCCTGCTGAGCCTTCAATTTTTCCTCTTCAATGTATTGTTGAAGCAATGTGAGATAGATATCTCTCTCCCACGGAATCATATTTTCTAGCTCTGTCAAACTATATTTATGGTGTTGCATCAAGGCAAAATTTGTTTTGTAGTATGACTCTAGATCCTCATGAGCCATACCTAGACGAAAAAAGAGTTTAACCCCTCTAACGTAACATCACTTTCAACTTTTGTATTTGGATTAGTAACTTTGAATGTATGAGATAATCTAGGCATAGTTTCAAAGAATTTTTCTATTTTCTTAAATTGATTAGAATCTAATTGCTCTAGAAACTCTTGCATTTCATCTTTTGTGCAGTCTGCTGCCGACCAAGACTCCTCCTCACTATAAACTTGTTCGATACAAGATACAACCATATCAAAAGTATCATCAACTTTCATCTCAGTGCTAAAGTTATTCTTTATAAATTCACCCATCGCTGGATACTTCATTCTCATACTTAAATTACCATCAAGTGGTATATCTACACTATGATCATCATCTTTCTTAATTTTGATATCATCCAAATTGATCATCACAGGCACTTTAGTTTTATTATCATCAGGGCAAGTGATTAATACTTCAACACTCTCACCCACAGATTTACCACGAATATTCAAAAATAAATATTCAATATCAAATGTGGAAAGTTTATCAACACTAATTCCCTTAGTCAAGATACAACTTCCTAATACATCTTTCACTGCTTGTGCAATTTGCTTATCATCCTGACTCTCCATCGCAATGATAAGTATCTTCTCTTCCTTAACAAGAAAAGGTCTATATTTTATATTCTTTCCACTTGAAGGAATCGTCAACCCATAAGTCGGGGTGCTAATCTTTGGTAAAGGCATAATATATTACTAAATTGTATATTATATAGTTGGTTATTCGATAACTGTTTCTACAAAACCACCTGCTTGTATTATAGCAGCTTCTCTGTTCGTTAGTCCACTGTCATCTGCTATTGCTTTGACTTCCTCTTTTCTTTGTTTTTCTTTTTTAAATGTCTCTTTCAAGTTGTTATATCTACCACGATACTTATCGTAACTTGAATATTTACCAGCAGTGTATCTATCAAACATAAACGTAGCGGTTGCTTTTAAAATATCAGATCCCTCATACTTAACAGGTATTGCATTTATTTGTTGTGGAAACATACCATAGAAGTTATATTGCATTTCTTCATTGTAGTCCCTATCAAATTTTATTATTTTAGTTTGATATGCTTTATAATCATCAGGATACTCCATTCTGAAGTAATAATCTTTTCTATCTTTATCTTCACCTGATGCGTTTGCAATAAATTCTATCCAATGCTCTAAAAACTTCAAACTCTTATATTCACTATCAACATAAAATTCCAAGTTTATCTTAGTGAATACCTTTGTATGAGCCATATTTTCCGTTACACCCATGAAGTTACCAACTATCTGACTAGTTGCTAGAGTCGCACCAGGTAACACTGCATTGTTGCAAAGTAACCCTGATGTTTCAGTAATGAATCTATAATCAACTCCACGAACATTTAAATGTTGTCTCACACCAAGAGGTAATCCCCCAAATATCAATTGATAATGTGATGTTTGTGCTAAATTTGTAAATGTAGGTTTGAAATCATCAATTCTGCGAGGTTTAACCACTCTAAATACCTAAAACTTGTCTTATATTATTATTTAGATGTCTTACAAGGGTAAATATCAACCATCTTATCCTCGGAAGTACAAAGGTAATCCTACGAACATTGTTTATAGGTCGCTTTGGGAGAGAAAATTCATGGTTTATTGTGATAATAATGAACGAATACTTGAATGGGGAAGTGAAGAAATGTACGTTTGGTATCGTTCACCGATTGATAATAGACCACACAGATACTTCCCAGATTTCTATATCAAAGTGAAAGAGAGCACAGGTGCAATCAAGAAATATATCATAGAGATCAAACCAAATAAACAAACAAAACCACCAGCAAAACCAAAAAGACAGACAAAGGGTTATCTACGTGAAGCATATGAATACGCAAAGAATCAAGCAAAGTGGAATGCTGCCGATGAATGGTGTAAAGATCGTGGATATGAGTTCAAAGTATTTACAGAGAAAGAGTTAGGTATTAAATATGGCACGTAGAGCGACAAGATTATCACCTAAAGCACTGCTGAGACTTAGGAAAAAATTAATAGATGAGGGTTTGTATCAAGAAGACAGACCTGAAGACACAATCGGCAATCGTGTTCGTCCTATCTCTGATAGTTTAGTCAGTATTAAAAATCCAGATGAACTTGCAACAAGAGTCAAGAGTGTTTTGACTGAAGGTCCTGTTGTCCCCATACCAGGTTCTTACTATGTGTTCAGATACATGGCGAAAACACCAGAAATTAGATTTGACTTAAATCCATTAGTTCAAGTAACCGAAGTATTCTCATACGGATTCATTGCATACAACTTTCACTGGGGTAGAAATAGAAAATATACGTATCCAGAGGTGCAGGGTGGATTATATGAGGTGACTGCAGATGAGTTAAAAGACCTCGAATTGATACCATTTCAGAATTTCCAGATGAAACCACCTAAATAGTTAAAACAAGTAATAGCTGAGATGAATCTAGAAGAAATGAGTCAATATACTGACTCGTCATCATTTGATAAAATTGATGCTAATACTTTTGCGTCTACACCAGCATCAACCACGACAACCACAACAGGTAAGAAAGAAGAAGGGGGAGCAAAAAAAACTAAAGTATTATCATATCCATTATCAAGAAGGGATGATCAAGAAACAGATTATTTGGAAATAGTAATAGCAGAATATCAGGCACCAGGTCTAGAGTTACAAGGAGTAACTTTTACAGATTTAAAAAGCAGTGGTGATAGCTCGAACTTAAAATCGACACAAGATAGTTCAGTATTAGAATTCACAAAAGGTACTGGTAAAGACAAAATAAAAGATGAAAATCCAAGTTTTGCTCTTCAAACAGGAAGTCAATCAAACAGAAAAAAGAAAGTAATAAAATCTATAATTAATTTACCGATACCTAGAAATGTGACTGATAGTCAAGGAGTTCAATATGGAGAGTCTGGATTAAATCCATTAGAGGCAACAGGATTATCTGCTGTAGCAGGTGGGGTTGATCCTACAGGTAGCGTCGTTGCTTTAAAAAATGCTTTCAAAACACTTGCTAGTGGATCTGCTGAAGTATTAGCTAATAATGAAGTACAAGGTGCTATTGGTGCTGCAGTTGCAGGAACTGCTATCGGAGCACTTGGTGGTAACGTCAGTGCAGATCAACTTATATCAAGAGCAACAGGTCAAATCCTAAATCCTAATCTTGAATTATTATTCAATGGAGTTGGTATTAGAACGTTCCCATTCTCCTTTCAATTCTTTCCTAGAAATAGATCAGAAGGACAAGTTGTTATGGATATTATCAGAACTTTTAAAATAGAAATGGCTCCATCTCGTACTACTAAAAGTGAAGCTAAAGGTATATTCATTAAAGCACCCAGTATCTTTCACTTAAAATACAAAAAAGGAAATAGTGCACATCCATTTTTAAATAGATTTCAACCTGCAGTTTTAAGTGATATGAAAGTAAATTATACTGCTGCTGGAACACACTCCACGTTCTATGATGGTACACCTACTCATATACAAGTTGATATGCAATTCAAAGAACTCAATCCAATCTTTAGAGAGGACTATGCATCTGTTAAAGGAGTTGGATACTAATGTCTTACTTTAGAGAACTACCAAACATTGATTATCAATCACCCTTCTCTTCAAGAGCATCATCAAGGGATTACATTCAAGTAAAAAATCTTTTTCGTAGAGTAAAATTACGTGATGATTTAAAAGGTTCAATCACTTACTTACAAAATTATTATATAAGAGATGGATTTAGACCTGATCAAGTAGCATTAGATTTGTATGGACAATCTGATCTTGATTGGATTGTTATTCATTCTGCTGGAATTGTAAATATTAGAGATGAGTGGCCACTTACCAGTAAAGAAATATATGATTACTCTTTGAACAAATATGGAAATGATTTAAATGAAATAAAATATTATGTTACTAGAGAGGTAAAAGATTCATCTGGAAATGTATATCTACCAGAGGGAAAAGTAGTTGATTCTAATTTTACTATTCCAGATCCAACATCATCAACAGCGACTCTCAATCCAGTGGGTGGAGTCACTCATTATGAATATGAAGCTAAGATTAACGAAGATAAAAGAAATATTACAGTTTTACGACCATCTTATAAAAATATGTTCTTACTTGATATGAGAAATATCATGACTTATAGTAAATCTTCTCAATATGTTAATGGTAATCTTGTTAGAACCGAGAATACTAGAAATACAGATCCAAATTAAAAGACCGTAGATTTCTCTACGGTCTGATTTTACTTAAGTAGTAAATTTAAATATGCTGCTATGACTAACAATGTTAGACAGAGTTGATTGTATCTCACTCTTCAGCAAGTCTTGCAAAGTATGAGAGTGTATCCTCTTCGTCAGCATCTGCACTAGCAGTGACTGGTGCTGAACTTGATGAGGTTGCAGCAGTAACAACTTGCTCTGCTCTTTCTCTTTCGATGAGTTCAACTTCATCTTCAACTTCTGCATCTTGACGAGGTGCAGCATTTCCAAGAACGTAACCAAGACGCTTCTTCAATTCTTCATATGACTTGAACTGATCTGCAGCGACCAACTCAGCAAGGGAGAAC